ATTGAAAGAACGTGTATTATTCCTGGTTATAGCTTTTGGATGGAAATAGAACACGGTGACTATGAAAACCCTACACACGGGTTTCATCACCCTAGGCACGAAATTGCAAATACCTTCGGAGAAAAAGTTGGAACAGCACTAAGAAAAAAATTAGGATTAGAAAAATGATGGACAAGAAAACATTTTGTAGTTTTCCTTTTGACAGTATATTTTTAGGTGCAGATGGCAAAGTTAAAACTTGTTGTACAGCTAGAGATGAACTTGGAGATCTAAACACACAAACAATTGAAGAAATTGTAAACGGTGAACGTGCAAAAGAGATTAGACGTGGTATTGTTACGGGCAAATGGGATATGAAAAACTGTTCGCAATGCGCTCAACTCGAAGGCGTAGGAGCTCACACAGAACGGTTAGGAGCTCTGTACAAATACGAAGAGATGAAAGATCTAACTGAAGAAGATTTTATCCTTCAACAGATAGACTTGCGTTGGAGTAATACTTGTAACTTAGCGTGTAATTATTGTTATGAATATTTTAGTAGCATTTGGGCAAAAATTTTAAACAAGTATATGGATCCGTTAAAAGATTCGACAGACTTGTTAAGTTATATTGAAAAGAACAAAGATACAATTTCAAATATAAACTTGCTTGGAGGGGAACCTCTACTACAAAAAGAAAATCATAAATTATTTGATATTATTGATAACGAAACAAAAGGCTATATTTTAACTAATTTAAGTGTTCCGTTAAAAACAAATAAAGTTGCACAAAAAATAATTAATGAGTTTCCAAATGTATCTTGGGGTATAAGTTTTGAAAATGTAGGCCCTAGATTTGAATACGTAAGACACAGAGCAGAATGGAATGTTCTTATGGAAAACTTAGAATATCTAGTTGAACGTGTAAGAGAAGTAAACATTCATCCTATGTACAACATATACACTGCATTTAATCTAATGGAATTTTATGATGAGATTGACGGTAGAGGAATAAATGATATCTATTGGTGTGCAATATTAAACCCAAGTCATTTTAGTGTTTTTGATCTACCTAAAGAAATGCGTACAACAGCAAAACAAGAAATTAACAGAGTATTGGAAAAGCACAGAGACAAATATACAGCAGTTGCAAGACTAGAAGAATATAGGACAGATCTTTCGCACGACAAACCTACTGTAGATCACGGTTTTTTCAAATACACTCAAGAGCTAGAAACAAAATTCCATCCCGACAAAAAATATTCTTTTGAAGAGCTATGGCCAGAACTAACAACAACGCTCAAAAAACACAAATTAAAATAGGTTGCATTACTATGCAATTGGCTGTATAATGTTAATATGTATGATATCATTTTCATAGGTTCTGACGGAGAACAATTCGGCAAATTAAAGAGTAATTACCCCACGGCAAAGTTAGCAAAAGATTTTGCTACGGCTAATTCGATGTGTTTTACAAAGTTCTTTTGGGCAGTTTGGCCGGACGTTGAAATTAACGATAGCTTTTCATTTGATTATAAGATAGACGAATACAGTAAGGATTACATACACGTATTTAAAAACCGTCAAAATTTTGACGGAGTATGTCTATTTCCTAAAAAAGCAGAACCTGCAAAAAGAGAATTAGAGTACAGATTTTTTACAAATAAAAAAGAAGTTGATATTGTCGCATCTAATCCGATCAATTATGAAAGAATAGTTGTTAGTACATATGATGATTATCTACAACAATTAAAAAATATTACTAGTGAATTTGTCTGGATAATTCCTACAGATTTAAACGTAGATTTTAATTTTGATTACCAAGCACCTTATTGGGAAAAGGATGTAATTCATATTTTTAAAAATGGCGCATACAGTGACGGAATATTTTTACAGCACAAGGACAAATATATTTCAAAACGAGAATATGATTATAGATTTTTTACAAATAAAAAAGAAATAGATATTATTGCTTCGACTCCTAAATATTATGAACAAATAACTGTTAGTGATTATGATGATTACGTTACACAACTAACAACAGTTACTAGCGAGTTTGTTTGGATTATACCTAGTGACGTTGAAACAGACTTTACATTTGATTATCAAATACCTTGTTGGGAAAAAGACAACATACATATTTTTAAAAATGGGTTGTACAATGACGGTGTAATGCTACAGCACAAAGACAGATATATTTCTCGAAGAGAGTATGAATTTTGTTGGCATACTAAAAAGAAAGAAATTTCGCACCTGGTTAGTATTCCTAAGCCTTATGATATTGTGTTTATTAGTTACAACGAACCTAATGCTGATAAGCACTACGAGCAATTACTCAAACGCTATCCTAGAGCCAAACGTGTTGACGGAGTAAAAGGCATACATCAAGCACATATTGAAGCTGCTAAGTTATGTACAACAACTATGTTTTGGGTTATTGATGGAGATGCTGAATTATTAGATGAATTTGAGCTTAACTATCAGGTACCTAAGTGGCAAAAGGATAACGTATTTGTCTGGAGAAGTCGTAATCCAATAAACAATTTAGAATATGGTTATGGAGGCGTTAAATTATTTCCTGTAAAAGAAACATTAGCAATGGATGTTACAAAAACAGATATGACAACTAGTATTTCTACTAAATTTAATGCAATGCCTGAAGTAAGTAATATTACAAACTTTGCAACAACAGAATTTAATACGTGGAGATCAGCATTTAGAGAATGCTGTAAATTATCATCAAAAACAATAAGAGGACAAGTAGACAATGAAACAGACGCAAGACTTAAAACTTGGACAACCGTGGGACACGATAGACCATTTGGCAAATATGCTTTGGCAGGCGCTGCCGCTGGTATGGAGTTTGGCCTTTCTAGCGGGGCTGACCTTCGGTTAATAAACAACTTTGAGTGGTTATATGAACAATTTCAGCAAAATACCGTGGAATGATATTACGGAGTTCGGGCAAAAGACCCTATTAGGCACTGAATTATTTACAGTGTCTTGGATTCTTGCGAGATTCTGTAACTATAACTGTTCCTATTGCTGGCCTTACGCTAGATCAAGTACGCCCGATCATCAAGATCTAAGCGTTTATATTAAAACACTTGATGAAATAAAACGTCAAGCAAGAGAAAACGGATTTAAAAACTTTCATTTTAGTTTTTCTGGCGGGGAACCTACTGCTTATAAATACTTTGGAGAGATTATTGATCACTATTGTGATGATAACAATTCTGAGTACCAGAGTATACATATGACTACTAATTTGTCCCCAGGCAGTAAATGGTGGAATAGGTGGTTAGAATCAACAAGCAAACTTCAGCGTAGAAGTATTACTGCAAGTTATCACGCAGAATTTGCAAACGAACAGGAGTTTGGAGATAAATGTCTCCAATTAATGCATAATGAAACATTTGTTACAATCAATCAAGTTATGGTCCCTGAAATGTTTGAAGAGCTTTACGAACGCCTTGAACGATTTGCCGCCAGAGGCATCAGCGTTACTCTCAAGCCCCAGTCCGATCCTACCGCCAGTTTTGTCGTACACGGATATACACAAGACCAAATCCAAAGGATGCAACAAGGATTCCCCCAAGAGTGGAAAGGCGAACAAGTCGCACAAATCCTACTCAAAGATGCCCAAGGAATAGAGTACGAGTTAGATCAAGCAGAACGCTTTAATGCGTTTGGCTTTAACAAGTTCAAAGGATGGTCCTGTAATGCAGGCTACCAAGGATGTGTTATACGTGAAAATGAAGTCAAGCGTAGTTATAGCTGTCACGATGAACCATTGGGCACTTTAGATGGCGGTTTTAAGCTGTTTACAGCGCCAGCACAGTGCATTACACCTTCTTGTGTTAGTAGCGCCGACTCAAAATTACCAAAGGTAAAGAATGTATAATTTAGATCAAATAAGAATAATACACTTTGAAGTTACAAGTAAGTGTCAGGCACGTTGTCCTATGTGTCCTAGAAGACTGCAAGGCGGTCCGATGATGCCTTGGGTAGACTTAGAAGAAATTACATTGACACAATTCAAAGAATGGTTTCCAGTTTCGTTTATAAAACAACTTGATAAATTTTATATGTGCGGTAATTTAGGTGATCCTATTATAGCTAAAGATACAGTACCTATATTTGAATATATTAGAAGCCTCAATCCTAAAGTACATTTGCAGATGCATACTAACGGAAGTGCTAGAAATAAAAAGTTTTGGAAAGATCTAGCATACCTAAATGTAATTGTAGTGTTTGGCCTTGATGGTTTAGAGGACACACACAGTAAGTATCGTATCAATACAGACTTTAACAGAATTATTGAAAATGCAAAAACATTTATAAATGCAGGTGGAGAAGCACGTTGGGATATGTTAGTATTTCAGCATAATCAACATCAGACTGAAGAATGTGAAAAACTAGCATACGAGTTAGGATTTAAAGAATTTCAAAAGAAAGATTCTAGTAGATTTAAAGACGGCAAATATATTGTATTGGATGACGCCGGAAAACCAATTGACACATTGTATCCTACCGACCGCAGTGTAAGTTTTATAGAAAAAATCGAGGATGCAAAATCAGAAATAAAACCTACTATTAGTTGTAAAGCAAAAAATGCTAATGAGATGTACATTGGTGCTAACGGAGCAGTTTCTCCGTGCTGTTGGATAGATTTAGAATGGCTTCCGCCAGTAAGCAATGAGCGCATTGATTATATGGGGAAAATAGGAAAGTTTCCTAACCTTCGAACTACAAGTTTAGAAGAGATATTTAATTCTGATTATTTTACTCAAATAGAAAATACTTGGTCGTCAAGTTGTTTAGAAACTTGTAAAAAACAGTGCGGTAAGTTTGATAAACTAGGAGCTCAATTTGAAAGTTGATATACAAGACGTATTATTTTGGATGGATGCTATTCGTAATAGCGAGGATAGGTATCGTACCCTTGAGAGCTTTTGGAAAGGGCAAGTAAACAGCAAAGTATGGCTAGCTGAACAACTACTAGGATTTGTACCGGTTAAACCGTTAAATATCGTCATATACGGTGGTTGGAACGGAGTTTTAGCAAGTATACTGTTTAATTCTAAAATTAGCATACAACGCATTACAAGCGTAGATATAGACCCATTATGCGAAAATATAGCATATACAATTAATAAACGTTATGAGATGCAAGGAAAATTTAGCGCAATTACAGCAGATATGTGCGATTTTAAAACAGATGCCGATGTTGTAATAAACACAAGTTGTGAGCATATAACACAAGAACAGTATGAGCGATGGTTGTCTAATCAGCCAGACGATGCAGTTTTTGTACTTCAAAGTAATAATTATTTCGACCTAGACGAACACATTCGTTGTTCTATAGATTTAACTGACTTTACAAAGATGAGCAAAATTAAGCCGTACTTTAGAGGAACCTTTCCTACATCTAAGTACGAGCGTTATATGCTTATAGGAAAAAAGAAATGAGCGAAACTTTTTGTCCATTACCTTGGATACATTTAGCAACTCGTCCTAATGGAGATGTACGAGTGTGTTGTACTGCTAACGCTAGTGGTGCTGGTACTACAGACGACAAAGAAGTAGGACTTGTTAAAAAAGATGGCGTTAATATGAATTTACGTGATCATACTATTGAAGAAGTTTTTAATAGTCGCCAAATGCGTAATACACGACTAGAGATGTTGCGTGGAGAAATTCCTGCAAGTTGTCGTAAGTGTTTTGAAGAAGAAAGTAAGGGAATTAAAAGTAAACGCAACTGGGAAACAGAAGTATGGAGCAAGCGATTAGACATTGATAGCATTGTATTGCAAACTAAAAGAGACGGTACTGTGCCGCCAAATATTCCTTACTTTGATTTGCGCCTAGGTAATATGTGTAATTTAAAATGTATTATGTGTAGTCCTCACGACAGCTCAAGTTGGATTAAGGATTGGAAACTTCAATATCCTAAATATAAAAATAAAGATTTAAAACAAGATCAAGGATGGGATCCTAGCTTTGATTACGCCTGGTATAAGAAAAGTATGTTTCTTAATTCAGTTAAGGGACAAGCACAAAATATTAAAGAACTATACTTTGCCGGCGGCGAACCTTTAATGATACCAGAACATTATACTATATTAGAATTTATGGTAGCAGAAGGCCACGCAAAGAAATGTGTATTACGTTATAACTCAAACGGCACTGATATAAGTGATAAACTGTTAGACTTATGGAAGCATTTTAAGGAAGTCAAATTTAACTTTAGTATTGATGCAGTAGGCGAAAAAAATGATTACATTCGCTATCCTAGTAACTGGGATAGTTTAGTTTCTAATATGCACAAGTTAGATAACACTAATAAAAATGTTACAGTTAATATGGCTTGTGCAGTTCAGCTATTAAATGTAGGCAGTTTAGTAGAACTAGCAGAATGGAAAATAGATCAAAACTTTAAAAAAATAAATGCTGCACCTTACGGAGCAGGTGTTATAGGGTTACATTTAGTTTATTTGCCTAGCTATTTAAATATAAAAGTGCTACCCAAAGATATCAAGAAACAGGTGTCACATTCTATAAGTACATTTGCTAATTCATACAACACAAAAGAGTTTATTAATAACAAATATGGTAAACAACGTTGGCTAGGTCTTGTTGATTATATGAATAGTGAGGACTGGTCACATAAACTTTCAGCCGCAGTAGAATACTTAGAAATAAGTGATAGTAACAGAGATTTAAATTTTAGAGAAACGTTTGAAGAATTGAGGAATATATGACCCCGGAAGAAATTGAAAGAGGATTACGTTGGCAAAGCCTTGTTAACTTAGGTAATCAAGTTAAATTAAAATGGCAGATTGATCATTATGCTGTACAACAGCAATTAGAACAGTTCAAAGACAATTGGTGTCCGTATAATGCAAAAAAAGATACACACAATAATAGATGGGGTTTACCTGTAACAAGCCATACTGGCGATGTAATGGACAATTATCATTTGAATAGCTTTGGACATATGCAACGTTATCACGATGTTGAAATGAAAGAAGACAACTTTAATACACCAACTGAGGTGTAT